TTTATAAGGAGGATTGGTAACAATGTCGCCATTCCATTCTGTGTTATCCTTAGAAAGAAAATCAGCAACATCGCCATATCCACGATTAATCAAATCACGGCTGACAACATTATATCCGTGCGATTTCAAAACGTCCGATATATGTCCCTCGCCACATGAAGGCTCCAAGATATTCTTATCAAACGATTCCAAAGTCATCAGCAACTCAACTGCTTTTGGTTCGGTGGCGTAGTACTCATTGGGTTCTCTTTCATGTTCACAATGATTTGATGCACCAATAACTTTAAAAAGGCTATTCTTGTTACCTATCCAATCCTTTCCCATTTTAGTCATTATCCTTAATGAATGATTCTTCCTCTTCTCCAACTCCATCACCATCAACGTCACGGAAATCAGTAATAAATATAGGCTGCTTCAAACGCTCAAGCGTTATTCCATACATTTCGTAATAAATTCCACTTCCTGTACGCTTCTTAAAGAAATGGAGATTATCACGCATTTCACGACCAAAACGGTTTGGTGTCGGAATAAGATGCTCATCAACGTCATTATCCTTGCAGAAACGGACAAACACCTCATATAAATCGGCACCGAGAATATACGCTGCATTCTCATTCGGCACGTCCTTATCATTGCGAATCTTATATGTTTTAACCCATGCCGTAACAGGCGAACGTGTGATAAGCGCACGAAGCATCGCCATCTGACTCCCTTCGGCATCAGGGAAACGGAATTTGCGACGAAACAGCTCCTTCGTTCCACGCATAACCCAGTTAAATACACCGGGAAGCTCATTGCGAATTATACTGTTCGCAAGATTCGGATCACGTTTTGAACGGGGAATTGTAATATCAAATGGAATAATCTGCATTCGACGCATCATTCCATCGCTTGAATCGTTCAGTTCGGGAAGAGAGTTCATATTAAAAATAAGATATGGAATCTCCGTACAATCCTCAACGTTACGACCAATACCACGAATTTGAACTGGCTCATTCGATACGAGTTTTTTGAACACTCCCTCCTCGCACGTACGCTTCGAGAAACTACGGGGATTACTGTCAGATGACCAGTTGAATATCATTCCACGAAGCGGAAGACGACCACGCATACCTGAATCTCCATCATCGGTCAATGTTGAATAGTCGAGTTTACTGATTTTTGAATCACCAAACAACGCACGCATAACCTCAAAGATTACACTCTTGCCATTCGCCCCACCACCAATAAGGAATAGGCATAGCTCAATTTTACCAGTACCGTGTCGCCACTCGTCAGAATACGCAACACTACGCTGTGTCAGACCAAGACCAAGGAACATCTGCAATATCGTTCGTGATGTTTTATCGGGCAATACCTCACGCAAGAACATCTGCCAACGATCACATTTCGCATTCTCATCATAACGATACGGACGATAATACGTAATAGGTAAATCAGCAGAGAAGTCAATAAAGCGAGGATTTTTTGGAGTACTTAAATCCAACACACCATTCTCAAATCCAAGAAGGTCAAGACGTGTTTTAAACGAATTGCGAAAAGCAACAGTTCGCATAAAACCCTCACGACGAATAACCGTCTTGTGCATCATTGGACCAATACACAAATCACGAAGAAGCATCTCGTATGCCATTTCAACAACTTCGTCCGATACAGTGTCGTAATATTTCCCATTGAAGAAATAATAACAACCATCATTGAAACGAAGCTGACAATCACGTGCAAACATCTCCATTGACATCTCAAAACGAGCCTTGTTGTCATTATACAAAGTAGTGTTTGTATAACCCCAATTTCCCCTCAATGAACCAAAAGCATATTTTGGATCATTCGATTGCTTCAAAAACGAAGCATATATAAAATCAAGCTTCTCTCCGTCTGTCATATAATCAATTTTTATAGCCACAGTGAACGTTCTGATAAATCAGTGTATATATTATGTAGCTTTTGTGTATATTAAAATGAAGGTATTTTCGCTTTATATAAGCAGGTAGCAGGAAATAGTGAACATTTATATCCAAAGCCTATAAAACCCAACTACAACAAACCTCCCTCACACAGCATATTTCTATTTTTTGCAAATATAAGAAAAAATATTCATATACTACACTATATACGTAGTAATAAGGAGATTTTTATTCATTTTAACATACACACGATGATGTATATATATACATTTTAGAGAGGTGTTAAAAAATTGAGAAAAAGTATGACAAAATAAAAGGGTAAAAATAGAAAAGAAAAAAAATAAGAGAAAAAAATTTAGAAGAGGTTACTAACACCTTTGTCAAAAGGTGTTTTAGGGGAGTACCGGGTGTTTGTTACTACATATAACAAACAATCTTCAACCACTTTTGGTACGGTTTTTGATTTAACAAAGGTTAAATAAATTAACATCTTTGTAACCTTTCCTCCTCCTCTTTTCTTTTCTCTTTCCTGTTTTCTTTCCTTTGCCATTTTCCTATCTGTATACAAATACTATTGTATTGTATAATTATTAGCTTGCAAATATACGCGTATATTCTTTATTTCTGTAACATTTGGCATACTTTTTGATTTTTGATGCGTTAATTTTTGTGTAGTATATTATTGTATTAATATACGATATACTGCATAATATGCACTTTATTTGTTATATTGTTAATATTACTTAACGTTATATTCTTTGATTTAAGTTAATATTAACTTAATATATGCACTATATTCATTTATAACTTACTGATTTACTTGCATTTACGCAAAATATGTAGTATCTTTGTAGTATAAAAAATAAAGATAGTGTAAGTAGTTGGATAACGAAAAAACACGCTTTATTTATCTTTGACTTATTGACACACCAGTATATTTGCCACGTGCTGCAAACGGATATTTTATTGCGTTTACGTTTCGATGCAGGCAGCACGACAATTTTAATTAATTAACTAAAGCGTTTAGCGTCTTTTGCTCTCGTGTGGAAAAAGCGCAAATATTATGGCAAATTCAACAACAAAAGCAGTTCAGCAAGTTAGTAAAATTCAATCATTACGTTTAATTGTAGAAATGAGACAGCACCTAAAAGGTGCAGGCGGTTTGCGTGAAATTATGCAGCTAACTAAAAACTTTGCGTACTCACTTAGTGAAACGAAAGTTAATGACTCTGATTTACCAGCCGTTAAGGTTGGTAAAAAATCGTTTTACTTGGTTCCTGTTGGACAAGTAAACGAAACGAACGTATTAAACGTTATTAAGTCGGTTCTTAAAGTTGAGGACGCAAAACGTGTCCTCGCAAAGAAACTTGCAAAGCGTTTGACGTTTGAACAATTTGCAGTCCTGAATGATACGCAAAAGCGCATCAACGACATGAAAGCGGGTTTAAAGCTCGCAAATATTGAAATGACAGCAAAGCAAGAAAAAAACGCTTTGCACTCATTTTATAAAGACTATTTACAGTCTTTGGGTTTAGATGAATAACCCCAAAGAAAAAAAGCAAATATATTGTGTGTGTCGGTCAATTTTACCCACGTATTAAATTACGTGGGTATTTTTGCGCTTTATATTTTTAGAATTGCAATTTATTGCAGTGGTTGCGAATATCACAAAGCGCACATTAATTTAACGTGCAGCCGTTCAGGCTGTAGGCATACAAGTAAACCGGTGGAGATCGTTTGTATGTTAGTTCATTGAAATAGTTATTTTGTTTATCCGTTTGATTTATTTTGATTTTATGGAATGTATTTTTTATCTAAATCAAGCGGGGCAAATAAATAAAATAACGCATGAAACAAAATCATATTCTTAAAAAGCTTTTTGCCGTGTGCTTTGGCTGGTTACCTAAAACACGAATAACGAAAGCGCAAAAAATAGTGTTATTGTAAGCAAAATAAGTTTGCCGCCGTGTGTTTTCTATTCCCACCGCAAAGGATAGCCCTGCAACTGGGTTACGTTGTACGGAATATGTGAAGATGAAAGAGGCAAGCAGCATAACGATGAAAACAATAAAATACGGCTGTAAATTCACTATTTCGTGGCTAATTAAAAGAGATAGCGTGAATTTATTTTTGCGCTATCTACATTTTTAAACCAATAAGAAGAATTATGACAAGAATTAAACTCCATTTGCAGGCGTGTGCATTGTTCGCGCCTGCAATTATAGGAATTATTTGCAGTACGATAATTATCATGCTGCTTGTATTGATTTACTCCATCGGTTTATATCGGTGGAGTAAAACGAGAAACGGGCGTAATTTTTTACGTGCGTATTATCGTGAAATTTTACGATTGGAGAATAATCTCTAATCGTGATTCGATTTGCCATAAAAGCCGTCTGATGTCGTGATGATGTCAGGCGGTACGATAAACCAATTAAATTTTACAGATTATGAGCAAAACAATTAAATTTCCTTGCCTCCGTGTGTTGGAGGCAAGAATTGCAGAATTTCAGCGTGAGTATTTCCACGTTGAAGTTATTAAGATGTACGATAACGAATGTGTCGTACATTTAGCCTAAAAATTGCGATACGATTCATTTCGTGTCGCAATTCTATTTTTAACCATTTAAAGTTTTAAGATTATGGCAAAGTTAAGATTAAAAGATTTCGTTGAGTTCACAAATACAGACGGAAAGTTAATAAAAGCGGTAAAGCGTCAAACGGGTAGAGATTGGAGCGATTTCCAAGACGAAATGAGAAACGTTTCAAATTCTCCGTATGGAGCCGCTGGAGGTTTTAGAGGTTTCATTTATTATTCTGAAACTTGTGCGTTCTGGAGACGAAATCGTAAGATTATCACCGAGCGTTTGAATGATTTAGCGTTTGAACTTGGTGAAAATACGCTTCAAATGGTGATGTCATTTGGAGGTATCAAGGATGGCGATTTTTCAGAGGATGAAGTCGGGCGGGCGTTGTATGGTCGGTACAATTCTGATTTGGACCAAATATACAATGTTTTTGCGTGGTTCGCTCTGGAGGAGGTCGCAAGCTGGTATTCAGATTTTGAGTACGAAAACGATTAAACCAAACACTCCCACGTGGTTAATTTCACGTGGGAGTACGATAATAACCAATAAAGAAAGAATTATGAAAAGAAGTAATTTATTACTCAATAGGGAGTATGTAGTGGAAGGAAATTGGTATGCACCAAAGAATTTCCTTTATGAGAATTTCAAAAGCGTTACACGTGTAGAACTAATTAATACAATGAGCAGTGCCGGAGATTGGTCAGGAATGCTCATTCAAAAAATAAATAACGTATATTACTTAATTCCCTTCACACAAGAAGCCGTTGATGTGTTCTCATGTGTACCACAATATATTGTGAGAACATCGCAATTTGTTGCGAAATACAACAAGGAGCCAAACATTGACGACCTTTATAAAGAATTTGATAATTACATACAATAGAGAGATTATGAGTACGAAAATTAAGGAATCAGATTTTACATTTTTATTTGTAGGCCACGGACATTATAAGGTTACATACCAAAGTCCAAAGACTGGCAAAAAGTGGACAAAATCAATTAACGATATACCGTTAATTGATGCGATCAGAAACGATGGGTTTCCAAAGCGCAAAGATTTGGAGACTCTAAAAAGAGCCCTCAAGGCTTAAATGCTTTGCAAATTAACCGCTTGCCCACACGGGGTGAAATATTCTCTGTGTGGGTACGATAAACCAAATATTAATAGAATATGGAAAATAAAACGCTTATGGATAGTCTATGTAATTTATGCAAGCTATCCGAGACGATAGGAAAGGAACTTCACGAACAAGTGAAGCGACAGGAAACATGCCACATTACATTTGATGTTTTTGACATGGTTGTAAATAATCAGAAATAAGCCAAATTGTACATAGTGCGTTGAATTGCACCGTGTACACAGCCATAATAGGTTAATGGCGATCCGTTGTGAAACGTGTTGCTATTTTTTAACCACAATTATTAACCAATTTAAATATAAGAAATATGGCACATTCAAGAATCATTCAAGTAGCTGAAGAGAGATTAAGTAAAAATAGTCACTTAACTGTGGAAGATTTTTACGATCTGGAATTAGGGAACGCAATCGAAGGTTTCGATTATGCAACAGTCCCCGACTCTCCACGAGAAGAGGAATTAAAATGGTTTAAGGAGCAACTCAAAAAAGTAGGCTTCGCTCTGGACGGTGAAGAAATCACTGTCGGGGAAGATGAATCATTTATCTCCGACTGGAGAGAAAAAGCCGTTGAAGTTGCCGAGGATTTTGACCTCTGGAAGATGAAGGCGGTGGCAAGCGGAGCGTTTTTCTCTGGTTTCTTCATCTACGATGAATATTACGGCTATCCCGTTTCTCTTTGGAAATGGGCAAAAGACGTAATAGAATCAAGAAAAGAAGTAAGAAACTTCTACGTTGGTGGTATAATTGATTACCACTTTTAGCCAAATGGGGGTGTGTCAAAACTAAGAATTCAGAAAAGCTTCCTTTCATATTAACAGTTTCACTCCCTCATAAAT